TCAAGAATTCTTTCTCAGATTCTCCATGATATCGACCGTTTCATTTCTCATCTTATCTGTCACATGCGAGTAAGTATCCATCGTAATTGAAATTCTGCTGTGCCCCAATCGGTCAGAGATTTCTTTCATTTTTGCGCCATTTTCGAGAAGAAGTGTAGCATGAGTATGTCTGAGAGAATGGAAGTTAAAAGAGAGGGAGAGTGCATTCGATATCCTTCTAGTATTCCATTTCACTACACTTGGCGTAACTAGCTCACCGTATTCCTTCGTACATACTGCATTTGAATCAATGTAGAGCTTTCCATACTTCATTCGATTTTCTAATTGTTGTTTCTTATGTTTTTTCAGAATTGCTAGCAAGGTTTGTCCAATAAAAATCGTTCGATTGGAACTGCTTGTCTTTGGTGTACCATATACCCATGCGCCACCATTCTTTACCATTTGTTTCTCTACAGTAATTGTTCCATTTGAAAAATCGACATTATCCCACGTCAGACCACAAACTTCGCCAACGCGCATTCCCGTATAAAATCCAATATTCAAAGGAATATAGAAAGGATGGCCTTCAGGAGTGATTTCTAGCATATGATCAAAGTCCTCAAGAGAAATGATTTTTAGATCTTTTTTAGTCGTTGGTCGTTCTTCGTATTTTGGTATCTTTACATACAGCATAGGATTTTGCTTGATTAACCCCCAAGGATAAACCGCCATATTCAGCGCATTCTTAAGGACAGAGTGAGTAATAGTCATTGTTTTCTTCGAGTAACCCTTTTTAAATTCAGCATTGATGAAATTTTGTAAAAGAGCAGGGGAGAGATCCGTAAGTTTTTTCTTTCCTAAATAACCGTTTATATGATTTTTGATGGTAAATCGGTAGTTTTCATAGGTATTGTATTTTAGATTTAGTTTAACGTATTCCTCCATCCAAAAATCAAGGTATTGTTTTACTCGAGTATCCGTACCTAAAAAGTATTGTCCTGTTTCGTCAATATCTGATAAAACTTTTCGTAAAGCAGCTTCGGCCTCTGGTCGGGTGTCTCCGCCAACTTTCTCCACTTTTTTTCTTGAGCCATCATCATTGATATCTTCAAAATAATAATACCAACGTTTTCCACGTTTTCTCACACCGCCACGCATAAAATCAGTCCTTTCATATTGCTATGTCATTAGTACGATAGTTAAATTCTTTTGGTACATATAGAGAGGGAATAGATGTAAAATCCGTATTTTCAATAGAAGTATACGAACTTATGTTCTTTTGCGTTTAAAAAGAAAAGCCCGAAGGCTGATCTTAAACTATTACAATGCAACTAATTAGGGACGAGCGTATTGATTCCCTCGAGGGGCACGACTATACCCAGCATTATCAGCATCTATTTGAGTCATGTATTGATAATTATTTGGATTTGTAACACGAGAATAGTACTTTCCACTATCTGAACGAGCGAAAACCATACCATTTGCAGCGATAGACCACTGGCCATCAACAGTGTATGAATTATTTTGTTGTTCAGCTTGATGTTGAGCTTCAGCAGCTTGCTGTTCTTGAGCCTGACGCTGAGCTTCAGCAGCTTGTTGCTTTTGTCGTTCTGCTTCAGCTGCCTCATTAGATTTTATAGTTGAATCAATATTGACTAAGCGATTTAATAATTCTTGGTTTCCACCAGGTATAGATTGAATAGCTGATAATGCTGCATTGTAGTTATCTCTAGTTGGATTAGCTTCAGCTTGTTCCAGAATGGTTTTAGCTGTTGAAGTTTTTTGATTAATTTCTTCTTGGCGTTTTTTCTCAGCTTCTTTAGCTTTTTGTTCTTCTTGGCGTTTTTTCTCAGCTTCTTTAGCTTTCTGTTCTTCTTGGCGTTTTTTCTCAGCTTCTTTAGCTTTTTGTTCTTCTTGGCGTTTTTTCTCAGCTTCTTTAGCTTTCTGTTCTTCTTGGCGCTTTTTCTCAGCCTCTTTAGCTTTTTGTTCTTCGGCCTTTTTCTTTTTAGCTAATTCTTTAGCCTTTTTTTCATCTTTTTCTCGGCTTTCAGAAGAGACAGATACACTTGAAGATGAAGATTTAGCGTCTTTGTGTCCATCTGCTTGTCCAGTTGTTGGTGGAGCAAGAGCCCCTCCGATTACCATAACTATAAAAGCTACTAGAATTCCAATACTAATCTTTTTCTTTGAACGTTTCTTCTTGGAGAAAAAAGAATATACTAAAAAACATACTCCAAATAGAAAACCAAAGAACCCAACTAAAATTAAAAACGTACTCATTTATTCCTCCTTGTTGAATATATCACTGGGTAAATCAAGTATTTACTCCCACTTGAAGGCAGGTAGTGATAGTCGCCCTTAATAAAGCCTTAACAAAAAGAAAGCCGGAAGGCCAACCTTTTTTAATTAGTAGGGATAGTTTTTTCAAAACTTCCATTATCCATAAAATCTTTCATGATAATAGGAGAACCTGGATAAATAATTTCTACACCAACAACTGCATCAACAGTAGCATCAGGCTTAACATCTGTATCGCCCATCTTTACAAGATCTGGTTTGTAGTCTTGAGGGAACAAGCCATTTGCTCCATTCAATAGTTCTTCGGTTTTATCTGTTTCCTGTATAGGTTTGATTGATGTAGCGAATGCCATCCAAGGACTTTGAGCTTTGTCAGATTTATTAGTATATTGAATTTCAATAGCTAATATTTTTTTATTTGGATCATATTGGCTAGATAATTCTTCAGTGTTTTTTATTACAATCTTTGATGAATCGTCTTCAAAAGTTGTATCACTTGTAGATTTTTCTTCAGTACTTGAATCCATAGAGTTGCTGCTCTCTAAAGTAACCATTGTAGAAGTATTAGTAGTCGTTTTTTTAGGCACATCAGAGTTTGAATCGTTGTTACCACAAGCACCTAATGTGATACTAGAAAACAAGATTAATCCTAACCCAACTATTTTTTTCATATTTTCCTCCAAAAAATAAAATAATTTACTCCCACTTAATGGCAGGTAGTGATAGTCGCCAATTTTAAATTAAAAATCTGTACACGTTTTCAGGTAGCCCATACAAATTTGTTAATTCCTCAACTTTTCTAGGGTATTGATCGTTGTCTTCTTTATAAAGAGAAACAATGAGATTAGCAGCAAAGCAATTCGCTTCGCTTTCTGATTTGCTTCTGGATGTTCGTGTAGATACATAATAGCTAGATAACCCACGATGAAAGATGGCGTGACCAAGCTCATGAGCACAAATGTAAAATCTTTCCTCAGAATCCTTTAATTCGTCATTCAAAAGAATGACAGCACGGCCTAAAATCTCTTGGAATTGACCTTTAGGATCATCAATAAAAGGAACATATTCAATTTGAATGTCCATTTTTTCACAAATATAAAATGGATTAGCGGATTGATACTTCCGCTTTAGGTTTTCCACTAAATTGATAACATCCAATTCCATACCCAATCACTTCTCTTTGTCCTTGTCTTCTTTTTTGAATTTCCAAAACATGCCTGCTAAAACATCTCTGACTCTTTGAAGCTGTTCGGGTGTTAACGTTTCGCCTCCATAAGCCATGTTAGCATTTGATTCAAGTAATTTATCCAGTTCAATCAAATCGTCCTCATTTGCCCATTCCGGAATCGTATTTACATTAACTGGTGAATTCTCTTCAAAATATGATATTGAAACGCCGAGAGCAGTAGATAATTTTTTTAAGGTTTCAAGCGTTGGATCTTTCCGTTCGCCTTTTTCAAATCTTGATATTTGAGAAGCACTCACTCCAGATTTTAAAGCCAACTGGTTAACGCCTAAGCCTCTAGAGATTCTCAATTTTTTTAGTTTTTCTCCAAACTCCATGATAAAACCCCTTTCTTAATATATGATATAGCCCATAGGCAATAAAATCAAAAAAAATTGCATTTTGGCAATGAAAAGTGTTGCCAAAAGACAAATTTAGTATTATAGTATTGTCATAAGGCAACGGAGGTGTATTAAATGAAAACTTTGCTTAAGCAAGAAAAGCTCTACTCCTTGATGCAATCAAAAGGAGATGATCCATATTCACTTGCTAAAAGAATGAATGTTGCTCCGTCAACAGTTTATAGAATTTTAAACGGAGATCGCGGAATCGGTGGTGAACTAATTCCGAAATTGCTTAAAGCTTTTGATTTATCTGAAAAAGATTTCGATAAGCTTTTTATTTTTAGTGAAGTATTGCCAAAAAACAACAGACAGGAGATTGCCAAATGACACGACAAGAAAAAATAAACATTGTACTTGATGCTAGACCACGATTGGTTCACATCATCAAATGTGCAAATGATGATCAACTCGATCGTCTAGTTGAAGAAGTCCAAAAAGAGCTTGAACGTGAATTAGACGAAGCAGCTTTCGTTTGATTCTTTAAATTAATAGTATAAAAAAATTGCTCGTATTGATATACGGGCGAATAAGAATATGAGGTGTTTAAACTGTTAAAAAAATCAAGTGTTATTCGAGAATCGTTAGTCGAAGTAATTAATAAGAGTGGTGAGACCAAAAAGGAAATAGCAAGACAAATCAACGTCTCTCAACAGTCATTAAGCGATTGGACAACATTGCTTAATACGAAGCCCGTGACGTTGGAAAATGCTCAGGCGTTAACGGATCATTTTAGAGATTCAGATTTCACTCTTCAAGTGATTCATGAGTTTTTCGGTCTATTCAAATCAATTGATGGTGATGTTTATAGAAGAGATCCATCTTCATTAGACAAGTTGCAAATGATTGAATCAGATGAGCGGAAACAGAAGAAGCAAGAAGTAGAAAAAATTCTTCTTAAACAAGTAAATTACTTAACTGTTGATGATCGTCAACAAATCATTGCATATGCTTATGAATTTTTAGACGAGATCATGGTTGAAGTCACACTAATAAGTGCATTATGCGAAATACTTGGAATCGATATTCGCAAGCTTAGTGAGGAACGGCTGTCGTACTGGGTAGCACAAGGATATATGAAAGGATGATGGAAATGGAAACATTGGAAAATATTTTTCCAAAAAAAGTTGTCTTGAAGTGCAACAATAAAAGAAACATTGAAAAATTAACATACTCAGTTACTGAAGCGGCATTAGCTATAACAACAAATCCTCAAAATGTTAAAGATTTGATTGAGATGGGATACATCGGTTTTTTGAAACTCGGTGAAATTAGAATTCCTAAAACTGAAGTCGCTCGATTTTTAGAGAATCATATGAATGAAGATCTTGCTAGCGAAATTGCTAAATATAGAGAGGAGAGAAAGAAATGAAAACTGTATTTAAAATGACTGTCAAGAGCGCTTTGCTTATGAGTCTAGTAGCAATCGTACTAGCTAGCATTAATGTTAGATTTGCATTGATAGTTTGGGGAGGGGTATTTTCAGCAACGTGCACAAGAGAAAGTTTCAAAATGCCGACACCAAAAAGACCGACCAGCGACGGCAATCGCTAA